CAATGGAACAAAGAGAGAATGGCATACTGGGATGATAGACACGAAGATACTTTGAATAAAGATTATTATCTGCTTGATCACGAAGCGAGAAATTTAGAAATTGATGAACAATTAGGTAGAGACCCTTGGAGAGTCAACGGTTTATATGATTACCAACTGATAGATACCAAGTAGGAGATAAAATAATATAATGGCAGGAAAAAATCAATCATCAACATACAAGTTTAACAGCCAAGCGGGGCTTAATAACAAGGCCGGAGGCACGACGTCGGTACAGTTGGCTGAAGTAATGGACAACGTTGACTATGCTAGACTTGGTAGATTGCGTGTTTTCATACAAGGTAGCCAAGCAGATAAAACAGATCGAAACAACTGGAGAACAGTATTGTGGATGTCACCGTTTGCTGGTGCGACAAATCCTAGTTCACTTTTAAAAAGTGATGACGCCGAAACAGAAAACTTGTATGCGGCGACACAACGAAGTTACGGAATGTGGATGATACCACCTGATGTGGGAAACATTGTTGTTGTGGCTTTTGTTAATGGTAAAGAAAACAATGGTGTTTGTCTAGGTTGTGTATTCCAACCAAGTATCAATCATATGATACCAGGTATTGCCAAAGGTAAGACAACAGTAGCAAACACACCAACAGTTCCGGTAGCAGAGATCAACAGGGTTTCAGCTGAAGCTCAAAATATGAACATTTTTGAAAAGCTTGATAAAGCAAAAATGCCAGATCATTTATCAAAAGGAACATCAGATAACGTTAGACGTCCGGCACACACACCGTTCTATGACAGGCTGTTAGTACAGGGTTTAGAAAATGATAACATCAGAGGTTTGACAGATGCCAGTGCGAGGAGAGAATCACCAAGTAATGTTTTTGGTATTTTAACACCAGCAGGCCATCAATTTATAATGGATGACAAATCCGATGGTAGTCATATGAGATTTAGAACAGCCGGTGGTGCCCAAGTATTAATGGACGACCAAACTAGTACAGTATACGTTACAAACACAAACGGCACAGCCTGGGTTGAACTGTCTGCTAATGGTAAAGTTGAAATATGGGGTGCAGACACTATTGCTATGAGAAGTGAAAAAGACCTTAATATTAGAGCAGATAGAGATGTCAACATTGAATCAGGTAGACACATTAATATTAAAACGCACACTACTAAATCATCAGATCCACAAACACAACCAAAATCAACTGTAGACCTAGAAGATGTTTCAGGAAATGTATTCTTTGATGTCGCAGGACACTTTAAAGTAGCGTCAACAGAAGGTACTGATTTAAGTACACCACAAACAACAAACATATATTCGGGTGTAAATCATAATTTAACTGCTGTAGGTGTTAGTAATATTAACGCAGGTGGCGGACACTTTGAGACAGCACCACAAATACATATGAATGGTCCAGCGGCAGGCACAGCCTTGCCTGTTAATGCTATGGAACTACAAAAAGATGCAGATGGATTTTTATTCTATACTAACGTACTCGAAGAAAGGACTGCTGAAACTCCGGTATATGCTCCAAGGATAACTGAAGAAAGAATTGGATCGATATTAACAAGGTTCCCAACCAGAGAGCCATATCCATTACACGAATCACAATCAATTGAAAATTCTACTGTGGTTGATGCATCAGTCACTGAAAAACAAATTGAAGAAGCCAAGAAAACGTACAATGAAACAAAAGTACAAACAGAAGCAGAAATGAAATCTGTGACTGAAAAAGTAAACAAACAGGCTGAGATAAAAGATGACTATACATCATTGGTCGATGAAACTGTTGGAGCTATCACTGAAACTATGAAGAAGGTGACTAATGAAATAAAAGAGTTAATTAAGAAAAATAGCAACCTTGTCCCAGACTTAAACCTACAAGACCTAAATATTAAAAAGGCGTTTGATGATTTATTGTTTGTTAATGAAGATTTACAATCAAATATAATATTACCAAATTTGAAAGCAAAAGATTTATTAAGTAAACATTCACCTCAATCAATTGCTACTGCTGTTGTTAAAACAGTTAAAAAGGCTTCAAGCACATTTACAAATTTCAAAGACGTATAAAAAAGGGCGACACGAAGGCCGCCCTTAAAATAATCTAAATTTAAATTACTGTGCGTCTACTGGCACGTCTGCTGGTGTAAAGACACCTGATGAATATAAACCGATTGCAATAATAACTGCTACACCGATCCAAACCCATTTATTTTTTAAAAAATTCTTCATTGTCGTTTTCCTTCTAGTTAAGAGGGCGATACAATATACATAGAGATATCGCCCAACTTTTTAAATGATTAATTTATCTGTGATTTACTTTCTATTATAGATATGATACAAAATCCAAATACCTACTAAACCTAGTAATCCTTGATCACTAAATCCGCCAAGTATGCCTTGTACGTTACCTATTACTGAAATATTAGGCCAGAACGGGATGCCTTGACCTGAAAATAAAACTTCAAGCACAATGCCTAAAGCTATTAAACTTACGCCGACGTCAGCTAATGCGGCCGCCCACGATTTAATCTTACTTATAATGTCCATAACTTCCTCCTTTAACAATTTGTTTTCGTTGTACGTTATGTAATCGTAGTAATATTGTAATGTATATTTACGGCAAAATCAACCAGTTAACTACCCATATTTTGATTAACGTTGTAAAACAGCGATTATTTTGGCAAAATTTGTTGATAAGTCATAAAAAAAGGGCGACAAAAAGCCGCCCTTTAGTGTGATAACGTTAAAGGTCTAATTACGCAACTTTGTTAATTAGAGTCTTGCCATTGTCTTTTAAAAGAGCAATAACAGAATTTTTCATTCCTTTAGCAACTTCATAGTTTCCAGTTCCGATTACTCTTACTGAGAAATCATAACCTTTGCCCATCAAGTTAGTAGTTGGTGTAGATCTTTTCATTTTCAAGTTTTTGAACTTGATTACACCACCGTTTACGTTACCGTTTGTGTCAAGAGCATTTTTAGCCTCGTCAAGAAAAACGCCTACTTTGTTTTTCACGTTGCCTTTTGCAAATTCTCTTGTATATACTACGTATTGTTTTGTTCTAGCCATCTTAATGTTACCTCCAAGTAAATTAGCTAATTTATATGTTAAGTTTTTAAACATAATATACACATAATATACTATAAGTTGTTAGTTGTCAACCGGAAAAGATCTATTATTTTTCTAATTTAATTCCAACTTTTTCAAACACTTCTTCTGGATTGGTTTGTAATTGGTAAGATAAGTTGGCTAAATCATTCTCTATTTCTTCGTATAATTCTAAATTTTCATCTGAGACAATAGCATTGTTTAGTTTAGATTGGTACATTTCGCTAATTAGTTCAACTAAATGCACAGCTTTTGTGCGATCCATATGCCACCAGTCTTTACCACTGGTAAAATTTTTTAATTCTTCAGCCATACTATTATAGTATATGGTCTGCTATACGTAAGTCAATCAATTGTTTGGCTGTGAAGTATTGGTCACTTGGAGAATCCAATTTTTTTCTAACAGATGCCATTGTTGAACCAGTCGCTTCTTTCAATATTTTAAAGCATCTATCTTCACAATTATGGTTTTCTTCCATTTGTGATTTCATATCGTGCATCTTAGATTCCATTGCATCTGAATGTTGATGGTTCATTATACCGGTGTTGTATCCAATATATCGTTTACCCTGCTTTCCACTTGCAAATATTAGGAATGCCGCACTCATAATGGCACCAATTCCAATGGTGGAAATGTCGTGATAGCTCTTTTTCATCACATCAATTAAGGCAAAGGTTTCATAAAGATCACCGCCGGTAGAGTTAACATATAATTGTAGTGTTCGTTTGGGCTTTTTAGTTAGGTTGGCTGATACAATCCACTTGATCACTTTCGCTACATTTTCTTCTGTGATCTCTCCAGACAAATAGTGTACATCATTATCTAATAATGTAACGTCTATTCTGTCTTCTGCACCCCAATTTTCATATTTTTTCATCTTATTATTTGCTCACCGGTTGTACGATTATTATATACAACTATATTTATACTGTCAGCATTTTAAATTTGATAAGTAATTATATACGCATTTAAAAACCACTATAAATATTAGTAGAGAAGTAAATTATGGCATACAGTAGTTCAAATAGCGGGAATGTAAAAGTGACTCCATTTAGTGGAACAGACAGTGGAGGTACGACTTACAGAGGGTTCAGCACCGTGGCAGGTGTTAAATCAAACCAGCTCTATGATATGGATATTATCAAACAAGATTTGCTCAACCACTTTTATACTAGAAAAGGTGAAAGGGTTATGAATCCAAATTTTGGTTCAATCATTTGGGACTTACTTTATGATCCATTAGACGAATCAACCAAAGAAGATATAATGGAAGACTGCAAACATATTATTAATGCTGATCCAAGGGTTAGTCTAATCTCTGTAAATGTTGAAGATTTTGAAAATGGTTTGAATGTGATGATTTTATTGAACACTAGACCCTTCAACAAAAGAATTAACCTACAACTAGAATTTGAGAAAGAAACATTATAATGAGTCAGATAGTAAGACAAAATAATTTATTTTCAGCAGAAGATTGGCAGACAATCTACAGAACATTTTCACAGGCAGATTTCAAAGCATATGATTACGATTCAATTCGTGATTCGATGTTAAACTATATTCAAATAAATTATCCAGAAGACTTCAATGACTATATTGCATCAAGTGAATTTATTGCTATCATAGATTTACTTGCATTCTTAGGTCAGAGTTTGGCTTTCAGAACAGACTTAAACTCTAGAGAAAACTTTTTAGATACTGCTGAAAGAAGAGATTCGATAATTAGATTAACGAAATTAATCAATTATAGACCAAAAAGAAACACACCAGCAAGAGGACTTTTAAAAATTACAAAGATTAAAACTTCAGAACCTCTAGAAGATTCATCTGGAACAGAATTAACTAATGCAAATATTAACTGGAATGATGCAAACAATTCAGATTGGTACGACCAATGGTTGACAGTTTGTAATTCAGTTTTCAATTCAACAAACAGATTTGGAACACCCAGTAAGTCAGCTACAATTAATGCTGTTAAGACAGAAATTTATAATTTAAATTCTACAACAACGCAATCAGCTGTTAAGAATTTTACCGAGACAGTTGATGGAATTAGTACGTCAATTGATGTTGTCAAAGCAGACATACACAAAAATGGTTACCTTTATGAAATGTCTCCGGACACATCTGAAGCATTCAATTTTATTTACAGAAATGACAACCAAGGGTTCAATAGTGTCGACACAGGATTCTTTATGTATTTCAAAGAAGGTGATTTAGGATTCCAAGACTACTCTTTTGATAATCCTATTCCAAACAGACTCGTTAACTTAAATTATGCAAACATAAACGATATGGATGTCTGGGTGCAGAAGATTAATACAAATGGTGTGCCTACAGAGAAATGGGAATCAGTGCCAGGTCTTTTTGGACAGAACACAATCTACAACAGTTTAGCATTGAACACAAGAAACATTTATGCTGTACAGTCAAGAAATGGCGATCAAGCAACAGTATTGTTTAGTGACGGTAATTTTGGTAACGCACCTAAAGGAAACTTTAGAGTTTACTATAGAAGAAGTAAAGGATTAGGACAAATTCTTAAAAAAGACAGAATTAAAAATCAAGAGATATCAATCAACTATAAAAATGTTGATGGACAGGAGTATACTGCAACTGTGTCTTTGACACTAACAAACACAGTTACAAATTCACAAGCGGCTGAAACAGATACTGATATCAAAAACAACGCACCTAAATCTTTCTACACACAAGATAGAATGGTTAATGCCGAAGATTACAATATTTTCCCATTAACTCAGTCAACTACAATACAAAAAATGAAATCATTAAACAAAACACACATAGGTCATTCTAGATATATTGACATCAATGATCCAACTGGTACAGTTAAAAGTGTAAACGTGTTCGGTGAAGATGGTGTACTATATAAAAATCCTAACTTTACTTTAAGTACTGAGGAAATCACAGGTACTATTGTTGATACAACAAGTTATACGTATGTTATTGAAAACATACTAGCACCGTTACTAAAAAAGATACAATTACAAAATTTTTACTTCGACACTTATAAGACTGCTGTGGAAACAGACCACGATGCAAATCAATTTGTGATGAGCTTATCAGGTCAAAAAATATTATGGCAACCATTTGCTGTCGCAGGACAATCAAGCACAGGATTCTTTTATATTGGTAACTCACCAATAACAACTACAGGAAGACCAAACGAAGGACAGTTAATTACAGTTTACAACAACCCAGATGGGTCGGATGAGAAGCTTGGTTTTATTAGACCAGGAACTAAACTAGAATTTGTAGATGACTATACAGCACCAACTAAAACTACTTGGGCTACAGTAGTAAGCATAAGCAATGATGGTAGTGTGTTATCCAATGAGACAACAGGATCAGTTGTTTTAGATCAGTCAGTTACTGCTGGAATGAAAGTAAGAAAAATACTTCCAAACTTAAGAACCAAATTAAATGCATCAGAAAAATCTTTAATACAAACTGAAATGGAAAAAGGTGTTGATTTTGGTATTGGTTATCATTACAGAGATACAAGCACAAAAACAGAAAAATGGTATTTGGTAAGTGATGACTATATCAATCTTACTAATGACTTTGGTGTGGCAAACAATCAATCACAAGGTGGTACAACCACGTTGGCGGCGGACACCTCTTGGTTAATATATGCAAATTACATACCGGCGGCGGACTCTGCAAGTAATCCAAAATACGAATTTAAAATTAGAGGCTTGGACTATGTGTTCGAAAGTGATCAAGAAGTTAGATTCTATTATGTTCCTGAATATAAAAATATTGATACTGCAACCGGAAAAGCTGTTAAAGATACAATTGAACTATTAGATATCAATAAAACAGTTGCCGTACTAGGCAATCCATCAAGCACAGACAAGCTATCAAGCAAAATAACTTTTAGTGTTAGTGACAGTTATGTCGAAGCTGACGGGTTTGTTGATACTAAGAAAATAAAACTTACAAATATGGACACAGACAATGATGGTATGCCTGATAATCCTATTGCTCACGAAGATGTTATTAATAACACAAACAATATATTCTTTGTAAGCTATGAAGATTATGATGGTTATACTTATTATAAAACAACAACAGGTGTTACTGCTGTTAGTTCATTGACAAATACGGGTGTAGAATATCTAACCAGTGATAACTTCTTTTACCTGAACGGTACAAAATTAACAAATGGTGTTGCAAACTCTTACACATCAAGATATGGAGTGAGTGGTACTACAATTTACAAATCATTTATTGGTAGAGCATTTAATACTCAAAATAAATTCTTCTTCCAATACAGACATTCAGCACCAAGAGATCAAAGAATTGATCCTAGTGTGTCAAACATTATAGAATTAATAATATTACAAACTGAATATTATCAGAATGTAATAAACTGGTATTCATCTAGCGGAACGTTAGCCAACTTTCCAATTGCACCAACATCACAGGAGATTAAAAATAATTTAATTGATTTAGAAAAATACAAATCAATCAGTGATCAGTTAGTTTACACTTCTGCATCATTTAAATTATTATTCGGTGATACTTCCAGTGAAGTGAATCAAGCTATCTTTAGAGTAGTTAAAGTGTTAGGCTCGACTTATACAGATAACCAAGTCAAGACTGAAGTTATCAAATCGATCAATGCTTACTTTAGAATTACAAATTGGGACTTTGGTGATACTTTTTACTACAGTGAGTTGGCCGCATTTATTCACAGACAGTTGTCAACACAGATTTCATCTGTTGTGATCGTACCAAAAGATGCTGAATCAAAATTTGGAGACTTATTTCAAATTAAAGCCGCAAGTAATGAATTATTCTTTTCAACTGCATCAGTAGATGATGTAGAGATTGTTTCAGGACTGACAGGCGCTAACTTGAGATCAACTGGAGGATATTAATAAATGGCTTACGGTAGTAGCGGAAGTAGTGGATCGAGCAGTAGTTCTTCTACAACTTCATCTAACTCAAACTCTAGTGTTGGTAGATCAGTTTCCACAACTGACAATGCTAAAGCTATAAGCTTCTTACCTGAAATACTCCAAACCGAAAAACTAAAAAACTTTTTTGATGGAACCGTAGAACAGGCTTTCAGTAGAGCCAATGACGTTAGAGTCACAGAATACATTGGTAGGAAATCTGATGTGTACTACAGACCAGCAAAGGACAACTACAAAACAGAATATTCTCAATTTAGATCAGCTTATCAATTAGAGCCAGCTGGTATTATTAAAGATCCCAACAGTAAACAAATAAGAGATTCAGTTTTTTACAATGAAATATTAAATTTTATCAATAGTGAAAATGGAAAAATAATAGATCAAAATAGATTGTTTGAGCAAAAACATTATACATTTTCAGCACCAATAGATTATGATAAGTTTTTAAACTATGAAAATTACTATTGGTATCCAAGTTTGGATTTAAACGTACCTGCTATTATCATATCAGGTTTGGTTGAATCATTTGAGTCAGTTGCAAACTCTAAAACGTTCGTATTAGCATATCCAATCGCAACCAATGACATAGTAGAAGTCAATGGTGTTGCAACAAGCGATTATGAAGCAACAGGTTTAAGTTTATCATTTGCCAACAGTTCAATTAACGTTGTAACTGCTGATAAAATTACTGTGAATCATAGAGTTGATCCTAACAATATTATTGGTTCAAAATCTTATACTTCTCCCAATGGTGTCGAACTCAGCTCAGGTATGTTAATACAATTCAGTGACAACTCACTTGTTGGCACAACGTATAAAGGTAAAAGAGTTTTTGTAGAAGGTGTAGGCTCAAAAGAAGGTATTTCATTAGTTGAAACGTCAGACGTTGAAACAGAATTGTTTCTGAAAGATACATTCATACCTTGGGATAGAGCTGACACAGTAGGACAGACAGATAGCACTAAAGGTTTTGACAGTGAACGTTATGACACAATACCTGATGTGGCTACAGCAGATTACATCACAATCAATAGAGGTTGTAAGGATAAAAATCCTTGGTCAAGAACAAATGGCTGGGTACACAAAGACAACATCACGAATTACAGAACTTACCAAGAAGAAGTTCCAGAATTTCATCCGTGGGATTCTATAACAACTGCCATTCGAGGTTGGGATGGTGGCTATTTTGATTCAACAACAATTTTCCAAGAATCAACTTTTCAACTATCACAATCAAGAAAAGGTCAAAGACCAATTATCGAGTTTAACAAAGACATTGAATTATACAACTACGGTACAGAACACATTACCACTGTTGATGTTCTTGAATCAAATGCATCAATCGGTGACATCAATGGACAATCATCATACAGAGTTGATGACATATTGTTAGTAGAAGGTTATAAAATTTTATTTGTAAATCCAAACTCTCAAACAGAGTTAGTCACGTGGGACGCTAATAGTGACCCTTGGGACAATGACTCAGATGGTGATGGTACACCTGATGCAGGGTGGGATGTCAAGTCTAATAACTTTAAAGTGTCATCATCGATACACGAAGTTAAGTTCGAAAGTGGCGTTATTAAACTATATGCACTTGATGATAAAAATCATCCAAAATATAGTATAGGAAGTTGGACTGCCGCAGAAATCGAAGCAGACCTTCTCAAAGTAGAAGATTTAGATAAGGTCACTATAAGACTTGGTGGTAATAATGGTGGTAAAGAATATTATTGGAATGGCTATGAATGGAAACTGGGTCAACAAAAAACTGGAGTAAACAAAGCTCCTAAATTTAATCTGTACGATACAGATGGATATGCTTTAGGAAATACAAGTGTATACAGCTCATCAACGTTTGAAGGAAATGAAATATTTGGTTATACAGTTGGTACAGGCACAGATGATACGTATTTGGGATTTCCATTAACATACACAGACTATACAAGTTTAAGTACAATTGGATTCAAAAACTATCTAGAAAGCGAAACAAATGGTAGTGCTGGTTTCAAATACTACAAGCAACACAGTTATAAAAACATTTTACAAGACACATTTGATTACAAAGTATTGGTACAACCAGCTAGAGGAGATACTGGAAATAGATTTTACATAGATAATATTGAAAAACAAAATCTAACATTAATCAGAGGAAACAAATATACTTTCAATCTTGACGATAGTTCATTTTCATCAAGAGGATATTCAGATGGATACCATCCTTTGTTAATAAGTGCTACAGAAAATGGTTCACACGCAAGTGGTACAATATACAATAATGGTGTAAAATATTTCCATAATGATATCGAAGTGACTGAAACAGTATTTCATAGTGCAACATTTGATAGTGCTTCTGTAACAAAAAGAAAAATTGAATTCATACCAACAGCAGGTACTCCGGATCAATTGTATTACTACTGTAAAATTCACAGTGGTATGGGTGCAGGTATAAGAATCGTTGATAACAATGTAACTAATCTATCAGATGGTACAAAAACAAAGTATTGCAACGAATGGTTGTCAGTTAACGGACAGTCAAACCAATCTATGATACAAGAGTTCGATGTTGAGAATGAAGTCAGCAATGAGCTATTCTTGTTAGAAGCAGTAATCTCAGATGATGAAAGTGTACGTGTTTATATTAATAACGTTGAAAAATTATTAGGTACTGATTATGAAATTCAAAAAAATCAATTTATTAATTTGTTAACACCGGCAAATGCTACGGATCATATTTTAGTTAAATTTAAAAGCATCGATACAAAAGGTTTATTCAGAGCTTATTATGAAATACCCAAGAACTTATCTAATAACTCATTAAACTCTGATGTGAAAACATATGATTACGGCGACTTATTGAATCATTTTTCAACTGGTATTACAAATCAAAAAGGACTAACTGGGTTGGCGTTAGGAAATAACAACTACAGAGATACCGAACAAGATTTAACTTTAAGTGAGAACATTTTACAACACGATGCTCCATTCTTAAAACTAACATCACACGTAAACAGCGATGATAGAGATGTTATCAAATCAATAAGACTTGCTGAAACAGATTACACAAGATTCAAATATAAGTTTTTTAACAAAATTTTAGAATTAGCTAGAAAAAATGATGTTGATAATTGGACAGATACTAAACTTGTTGATACTGCTTTAAAAGAAATTAATAGAAATAAAAAACCAAGTGAGACGTGGGCTTATAGTCTGATGCTATCGTATGGAGATACGAAACAAAGTACTACCACTACAATAACAACAGAAAATAAAACTTGGTCAAGTAGCACTAAAAACTGGGCTATTCAAGATTATCAAAATGCATTAACTGATTCATCAGCTGGTGGATTAGTAATTGACTACGCATACAGTCCAATAAACGACAAAGATTCAAAATCATTATATGTTTATAACAATGACAAACTTCTAGTAATGAATCAAGATTATGTAATCATTAATGCCGCTGACAATAGAATTGTGTTTATTGGAGATAATAAACCAGCAGTAGGCGACAAAGTTAGAGTAGACTTTTTTGATAAAAAGCAACCTGTGTTTATTCCACCCACACCATCAAAATTAGGTATATATCAAACATTTATACCAGGTGAATTTACTGATAAAGATTCATATAGTGCAGGTGAACAAACTTTTATCCAAGGACACGATGGTTCGTTAACTGTAAAATTTTATGATGAAAGAGATAGAGCATTATTAGAACTTGAAAGAAGAATCTTTAATGATATTGAAACAAAATTCATTGATCCAGATTATATTGCACCGTTGTCTTATGAATCACTGGTTGCTAACTACTTCAACGCAAAAGACTATTCATATTTAGAATTCAATCAAATATTCAGATCACACATTTATCGTTGGATGACATTTAACGAAGTTGACTGGCAAAAGAACAACCCGATACTGGTTGATGGAACTGACTGGAGAACGTGGAACTGGTCAGCAATTGAGAACATCAAAGGCGGCACAACACCAGGTCACTGGAGAGGAATCTATAAAAAATTCTACGGAACTGATAGACCTCATTCTCACCCTTGGGAGATGTTAGGTTTCAGTATCAAACCAACTTGGTGGGACGACACATATTCTTGGAACGAAACAGATAAAAGAAATAAATTGTTAGATGACATCGAAAACGGAATTATACGTGAAGGTAGAAGAGAAAACTTTAAAGATTTATCATACACGGATAGATCAAACATATACAAAAGAGATGGATTTAAAACACATCCACCTGTAAATTTCCAAGGTGATCTACAGAGTCCAAAAGATGTTGGGTTTGTTTCTAAAAATCCAAATCAAAGAGAAGCGAATATCAATTGGTCAATTAGTGATATGGCCGCGGCAGAAAAAGCATTCTACACTAGTAGTGCTATGCCGTTTGGATTGATGTCAGCATTATTTTTGATGAAGCCAACTCAGTTTGCAGAACTAATGTTTGACACACTAAACATTGAAAACAGTAACATAAACAAATTACAAAAGTTTGATAAAAATACTGGTAAGCGTCATACTAACAATGTGTATGTACACAGAGAAACAGCTAACACATCAATTGCTGTTGGTTCAGGTTATCAACAGTATATTAGTGAAAGATTAATTAATCAAAATAAAAAGCCAGACATTGTGTACGGTGGTGTTATAAGAAATATACAGCCACAGTTGGCACACAAACAAGGTGCGTTTATTGATTATGGTTCTTATAAGGTACAGGCAGAAGCATACTCTCCTACATCAAAGAGAACAAGCATCTACATACCTGATACAAATATCAATCACTTATTACATATTTCTCCATCGGTACAGAACGCAAGTTATTCAGCCATCATAATTGAAAAAACTGTTAGAGGATGGTCCGTACACGGGTACGATATTGGTAAGAACTATTTTAGAGCCGCTGTAAGTTTAGAAACGGGTCCAAGTGCACCAGTACAAGTTGGCGGAAACTATATAGACATTCCTTACTACAGACCAAATCAAACTGTTTCTGTTGGCGACTATGTTTTATACGAAGGAGTATATTACAAAGTCAAAGAAGCACACGTTACAAGCGATTCTTTTGATACAACTAAATTTATGTCAGTTGTCAAACCACCAATGGAAGGTGGAGCTTCAGTAACTTACTATAGAGCAGTTAAAGAAAATGAAACTGTAGATGTTGAGTATGGAAAAGA